TAAGCTTTGATGTCAATTTTTTCCAACTTGCAGCCTGCCCGTACCCTGTTTTACGCGGCAATCTATCTCTTAACGGTACAGATATAGGAACCATCAATTTAATTACCGGATCAAGATTTTCCGGTGAAAATACCGACCGGCTCGCAGGGCTGAAAGTATTTGTCGCCAGCGTCTGCGCTGCTTTCATAATCTCTTGCTGATACTGCTGTAATATAATATCGCTGAGATTACCTCTTAAACTATCTAAGTTTAACATTTTATATTACTCCTTTCTTATACAATTTTTGATAAATCAGTTTTCTGTCTCAAAAGAGATATGGCTTCCTGAACCAGATTTTCTTTTTCGTACTGTGATGGATTTGAATCTTTAATCTTTTTCAATTCATCCAACCTCTTTTCTACTTTATCCAATTCTTTCTTTGCTTCATCTTTTGAAACTCCACCACCAAACCCTTTTTCAACTATAAATCCTGCCTGTGCTAATATAGGCTGAGCCACTTTTTCAACTTTTTCCAATCGTCCTTTTAAATCAGCTATCGACTGATTTACTGTGTCGATTGTTTTGTTAAGTTTTTCTAGTGATTCTTCGCCTTTATTTTCTTCTTTTTTTTCTAAAATAGGTTTTAGACTTTCATTAATCGTTCCAACCATTTTAGTAATTTCCTGACCAATAAAATCCTGTAATTCTTTTTTGTCTGTTTCAGTAATCATTTGTACAATCTCCTTTCGTAAAGTGTCCATTTCTGGATCACTTAGTTTGTTGTTAATTGATTTTATTGACATTTGCATGTTATTATTTCCATTATCTTCTGTAAGTTCATTTATTATGCATTCTTTTATTAATTGCAATAATTGTTCATATTTCTCAGTATTTTTATTTTTATCTTTTTTGCTATTAATTATATAAAACATAGACATTGCCATATCCATCAGTCTGTCAGAATCATACAAACTTTTTTGAATATCTCTCTTTATAATTTCAAAGCTTGCTGTCGGCATAGCGCCGGAATCTACAAGTGAAACTTCGTTAAGCACATATTCTTTGATGATATTGGCTGTCTTGTCTTTTACCTTTCCGATTTCTCTTTCAATAACTTTCCCACCGATTGAAAACATTGATAAAGTTTTATCTTTCACTTTTTTCCACGTATCTTCGGCGCCTTCGGAAATATAAGCTTTTATCCAGATTGATTTATCTTTTTCATCGGGGATAAATTCAATGGCTTTTCCAACTGCAATAGGTTGATGCATTTCTCTGATGTTACCAATTGGTATCCAATCAGAAAAAGCCTTTAGAGACGCATTAAAATCCACAACATCACCCTGTTTATCAAGTATCTCTTGTGTTGCGCGTCCAAATATCAATCTTTTTTCCTCATCAATCTTTTCAATTGGTATTGTGTAGTTCATTTTTTTACTGTCCTCCATTATAGATTTTTTGCATATTGCAATAGCCGACTCTTCTTTTGTTTTTCCCTTCATCGGCTTAAATTCTTTATCTTTCATTATCTGCATTACACACGCTTCAATCTTTTTATCCTGCTCTGGTGTAGTTCCTCCATATGGCATTTTTATTCCCCTTTTTACATTTCCATATTTCTAAAATCAAAATCTTCTGGTATATCCGCGACTAAAAAACATCGGCAGTTAGGGTGTTGCGGCGGTTGAGTAACTCCACCTGGGAATTCTTCCCCAATATTTATCCATCCTTCTGCCTCATTTTCTAAACATTCATCACTGACGCGACTATCATTGGATGTTACCCAACGATGTTTCTGCAAACCTAGTTCTTTGCTTAATTCAACCTCTATCATATTGGCTGCATTTGTAGTTTCAGTCCTTACAATAGTTTCCGCGCGATGTAAAGATATTTCATCTATAGATTGATTAATTTCCTTTTGTATTTCTCCTAAACTTTTTCCTTCTGATATTCCTCTGCTAATTATTTCAGTTAGATTCTGCAAAGTTGTTTTGTCAACACTTTTGATAATATAATTTGCTCTATCCTCTAAAACTTTAATAAGTTTCTCATTTTTTAATTCAAACTCCGGCGGCAACTTTTTTCTTTTTTCCAAATCCGAAACCGATACGCTTTTATTTCGTACATAATAGAGTTTATTATAAAGATTTTGGCCACCTTCTTGACCGGCGAACAATAACACATCAATCAATTCGTTCTTATTGACATATTCATTTAGCGGTTTAAAATCTCTTTTCATTTCGTTTACATAATTTCCGCCCAGATAACTGAATAATTTTTCTTCAGTCATCAATTCAGTCATTTGTTTTTTTATAGCTTCTTTTAATTTATTCTCCATATCTTTAATTATTTTTTTCTCTAAAAGTTTATCAAGAAAAATATTACGCTTTAAAATGCTTAATAATCCTTCAATTTTGACAAGCAATATTTTTGTTTTTATTTTACTTATACTTTGATAATTCATTGTATATTTGCCTCAATGGTTCAATAATATTTTCTTTATTTTCTAAATACTGTTTAAAAATAAAAACAATATCTTCTGCCTTTGTAACGAATTCAAGCCGCGCATTAATTGTCTCTTTTATATCAACAGGTATTGCCGATGATTCGAATTTTTTAAAAGGCTTATCTTCTTTTAGACATCTTAAACATACTTTCTGCCAGCGTTTATGTCCTCATTCATTTGATCTTTTTGATTATCTTCCTCATCCATATTCATTTCTTTTTCCTGTTGTTGAGGTTCGGACGATAAATTATTTTCATCAATCTCTTTTTCTGGTGGATTTATTAAATCCTTTATCATCGTAATGCCGGCCCCAATTACAAAATGGTCAATACCCAATGGATCATAACCATCTTCTTTTCGACATTCATCGATACTGCGTTGTCCAGTACGGATTAATATTTCATTCCGCTGAGCCTCTGCAAGTAAATCCTGTGGATCGATATTAAGCCATATAAATTGCAAATCAGTATGTCCAAGTTCAAACTGTAACACTTCATCAAATATTTCCTTTAAAAAATTTATCATCGGTCTCAATCCGCGTTCTTTACCAGTTATCTGCTCCACCTCTGCTGTAGCGCGATTAACCTGATAAGTAAACCCAATGTCTTGGGGTGGCACTCCAAAACAAGAACACGTTTGCTGCAATAACCAAAGTTCAAATTTTTCAAAAGACATATCATCAGGTTTCCTTACAGAAGTATATTGACTTTTACCTGGTATAAATTTTAACTTACGTCGCGCCGATAAATTTCCACTAAGCATAGCGTCCCAATACTGACTAAACTTTAATATTCTGTCTTCGCTCCAATCTTCAGGCATTGTTAAAAATCCTTCTGGGTCATTACCTTCAGTCATATATGCTAAATTGTAGTTTTGGCTTTGTAAGGCAGAAGATATTGTTAAAATAAGACTTTCCATCGGACTCAATCCATATGGTGTATTTGTACGAGGATTTTTAATTCGGTAAATAAGATTATCAGTTGTCATTTCTGCTGTTAATTCATTGTGGATAAATTGTGCATACGCTATCTCGGGAGGTTCTGGAGTCAATCCTTCTTTTGTTACACGTAGTTTTATTGTCGAACCATCTATTGGTAATAAACGATATAACTGGCCTCCGATTGTTTTCTGTTTGTAGATTGATAATGCATCTATAACTAATATATCTTCAACACATTTATCAAGAAAGTTTCTGAAACCAGAATAAAATAATTTTAGAAATTCTGTTTTTATTTGTTTAAGTTTATTGCTTTCAATATCTATGTTTTCATCGATGCTTGATATATCCCATTCTAACTGAGTTACTTGAGTTTTTATGCGGTCAATACATGCCCGCGCGACAGGATAATAAATTGACATTTGTCTTAATATCGAGAAATCAATATTTACTGTTGGTTTCGAAACATTTTGATATGAATTAAAACCATATGGTATTGCAAACATCATCGGATTAAAATTATCTTTATCTAATTTCTGTAAGTCCGAGCCCCGCACTAAATCTGCGCTGGATCGTTTTAATCCGTTCGTTTTCGTAGTTAATTTTTTTCTCTTGCTAATTTAATTCACTTTCTT